TAGGAGCTGGCCACAAGGCAACCTACTATCCCAAATGTCTTCTGACGACTCAGGAACATATACTAACACGGCGTCCATTTCGGACCTGACCGCACATGGCCACGAGTTATTCAACTCGGCGCCCACTGAATTCGTATGTCATACTCATACGATTCCACTTGCAACAATGCTTGATTTGCATTTTGCCATTAAGAAGAGCTATAACAATAAGCCCTCTCGCAGTCTGTTTCACGGTTACGGAGAAACAATCGAGGAACCCCATTGTTCTTTGGGGAACTGTATGTACGTTGGCGGAAACAAAGTACGCCACGTCGAAAAGATCCAACACAATTGCCCATGTTTGGATAAAACTAAGCCGGACGGGACACCCCTCCAGCCCATATGTTTTAAGCAATACCTACGATCGGTTAGCTTTAACTTGAGATCTCCCAATGCTGATCTCGAAGACAACCTGGTGACACGCTTTGTTCACCCTGGAAAAATCATGTTCTGCAACACAGGCAGAGGCATATTGGATGAATCCTATCCGGGATATCTCCGCGACGCAACCGGCCTAAAGGGCTGGTATGCAGCATCTAACTCTGAGCACATACATAGTGTTCTAGTTTTTTCCTATTGGTACCGAAAATTCGGTGCCAACTACAAGATGAAGGAATTCATCGAATCTGGTATTGAGGCATTCGGCTTCAAATACGCTAAGCGATGCATCGAACAAACGTTGCACACTGTCAATGGCCTCTTGATGAAGCTATTTCTTGCGTTTCCGGGGGAACTCCCCAGTTACGAAAAGATTGCGGATCATACCGCATCCTTGTTTATAGGGCTCATGAGGTCCTATTTTGAACCAACCAGCTATACAGCCGGTGTTTTGGATTTGCCTGAGAATCAGGCTTATTCCGATATTAAGGATTTCCTAAACTTTTGTAAATCCTCTTTTCACAAAGACACCTGGGGTGTCCGCGTATCCTGGCTTGATTATCAATTCAAGTCCAGAGAAGTAGGTAGGTTCTTCGGAACCTGTCTTAAACGCCTCAAGCACTTCGTTGCGGGGGCAAAGGACTCCGGTATGGACTATACCGAGTCACCTGCGTGGATTTATCGTTGCTCGATAATCGCACAAACTCGCGTATTGGGATATCTTCCAATCGCTCTCGCCGAGTATAAACGCCGGCAATTCCGTGAAACAATTTCGCGGGTTCCCGAACCTCATGATAAGGAACGGGCAGATTTGATCCGCTTAGCGGTTCATAAACGTCTCTATGCTGCAATGAAGCCTGGAGAATTCTTCCCCGGTAATGAAACCGAAGGGATTAAAGAGCAGTTGATTGAATCAGTCTCTGCGATTAACTTCACGCTCAAACCGAGCGCGTCTGTTGACAGCATGGTCTCCGAAGGAGGCAAGCTAGAAGATGCAAGGAAGATACTCGCCCTTGCTCGAAAACATCGCTGGAAAATACCAATCCGCGATTTGGACGATGGCCATATCATTGAGCACATCACCCTTCCAGACACATTCGATGTGGAGTCTGAATTACCAGAATGGGGTCGTCCCCTATTTTGGCTCTCTTTCCAGTTAGTGATCAACTTCTGGATAGAATGTGAGATGCTCGACGACGAGTCTCTCTACTACCAATTCCCGCTCGGAAAAGGTAAATACTATACGGAGGACATAATGAGAGCCTCTGTTGTTCATATTTCCGAGCCTGGAAAGGAACGGAATCTAACCAAGTCCACGTCAACTTACGCGTGGTTCTTAACACCAGGATCGAAGGTAACCCAAACGGTCCTGTCCAGACTCGACGAACATAAAGTCGGTCTGATATCATCTGCTCACGGATGGGCACATGAAAAACGCATTTCGTCAGAATCCGACGAATCTGCATGGATCTACGACCCGATCACTAGACGGGTTCGTGCTGAAGTTCGCCAAGTCTTCAAAGACTGGCTTGAATCAACCGACTTCATTGGTAAATCAGTGGGTTGGAATCATCTTGAGGCGCTGTTGGATTTTATCAGCTTTCCTCGACTCTACGGTAAGCTAATCAAGCTCACCATACTACTACCTCAGCCAGTGCATGAGGTGGTTCTCCATACGCTAAATTCTGCGACTGGAAAATTCGAAACATCCCTTGAAAAGTGGGAAGGTTTCATATCAGAGGGTTACATGATGGGCAACCCAATTACTAAGACGATTTTACATCTTATACATGTCTCCGAGACTGAAGTTTCGAAGCAATTCTTGATCAATAGTGGCTATACCATTGACGAATCTAAGCAAGCGCTTTTTAGCGTTCGCGAACAAATCATCGACAGAAAAGTCGTTGAAGATACCAAAGAAACGTCTTTGGCCGTGACTGCGTAAGGTTCTTACTACAGTAATATTCTTCCAGATACCCAAGTGGGA